ATCGTTAAGTTCAACTTGAGCATATAACCCGGATGGAGTGTCGGTAAATGTAAGCGTACCGTTTGCAGTATTTCCCAAAACCATCCTATCGCTATGGCTCCATAGTGCAAATATTTGTTTACTTTCCTGCAGTGATTTTGTGAATGCTCCAGGTGCAATTATTTCATAAAATCCCATGTCTTCACTGCGAGAATTGTACGGAATAAATCCTGATAAATATTTTTTCCCTTCCTCTTCCATCGCACGGATTTCAGTCTTGAATATATGCTGTTGTACTGCCCTACGTTTCATTTTCATTTCCCCTTATTATCAATATTTTCGCCGTCAAGCGCTGCTTGCTTTGTTTTAGCCCCTGCAGCCCATGCGTTTATAACGTCATCAGTTAGCACACCAAACCCAAGCATGATATGTGTGTTTCCTGTAACTTCACCCTGTGCTGGCGGCAATCCAAGTTCGCTTCTTGCTTCGTTAAGTGTTATTAACCCATTTTTGAAATTCTCGATTACAAGTTTATTTTTGGCTTCACTATCAGGCTTTAGGAGCTCCGAATAATCACACTGAAAGTACAACGTCTCCTGCTCTGTTTCATTAAGTAGTCCTGTTGTAAGATATTGCTCTATCCTATCGGTATACTGCGTTAGCGTATGCGAACGGAAAAACAAATTAAATTGTTCATAGCTATTATATTTATTTGACTCTTCTAAAAGCGAATAAGGCACTCCATAAATCTGACAAATAAGCCTGTCTAAATAAGATCTAGCTTTTATATGTTCGTCTGTAGCATTGCTTTTAATATCAAACGGTGTTACTTTTATATTATCAAATTCAATTACCGGCTTCCCGATATTTTCCTCCGTCATAGCGGCTGTGTACATATCTGCAAATGCTTTTATTTGCTCGTCTGTTAAATCTGTGTAATTACTTTCATTCAAAGACACTTTAAGTTTTGATAACACCATATTTTGATAATAGTTTTTTGTGTATAGATTAAGAATGTCGCTTGCTTGTATCGTGCTTTGTGCAAAATCTACTACTGCCTTCCCTTTTATACCGTCATAGCCGTAAGTTGAAGGTATATGAATAATGTCCTCTCGTGGTATTTCTATACCGTCGTAATAATATTTTTTTAAATACCCTTGCGTTTCTATTTTAACTTGCTTGTTATCTAGCAATATAAGCTGTGATACATGACCTTTATTACGTATTATTTTTATATAAGCGTTACCACCAAATATTTGCCTAACAAGCGCCGAATAAAACACGGATGGCGGCTCGTTGAAGTTTGGTCTTTTTGCAACAACGGTATAAGCATTGTGATCATATGCAATATATACATTTTTGCCAAAACGCCTATATAATACAAATGGCAATGTTGCAATTGTATTTGCTATAAGATTTTCGCAAAATATTACTGTCGGATTGTCTTTGTTTATCATGTCTGACAATTTCAACCCGCCAACATATAGAGACAAATCGCGCTTTTCGTGTTTCCTTTTGTTAAATATTCCCATACTTATATTATACCCAATTTAATTTTATTCTTAATAAATTAAGCGCGATAATGTAGATATATCACGCTTTTTTTGTTCTGTCTTTGCTATTATCAACCTCAACTGGCTGTATGCTAAAATGGAGCTGATAATGCAATCTATACGACGTTGTGAATCCTTTGATACCTTCTTCACCTTTATCATCTTATTGTTTTGATATACTACAGCGTTTGATATGCACCATCGCATAATTTCGCTATCATCAATTACATTCCCGTTTCGTATAAGCTCCTCAAAATCTTGCGTAGCAGGTGAAAATGTTTTCATATCTTGATTGACTGGTATTAGTTTTATTTCATTCCTCAGTTTTTCCTCATATTCTAATGCCATATTAGGGTCATACGCCATTAAGTTTATTTTATATTTTTTTATGTCTTCAAGTATATCACTTACAACCTGATCTTTGTCAATGTATTCACCTTCACATAGTTTGACAGTCCCAGACCGAACCCATTGCCCAAATAGTGAGGCCTCGGTTGCTTCCCTTGACGCGAGCGTGTCCTGCGGGATATACACATGGTGCTGTAAAAAAACTTTTTGTACTTCTTTAATCCAAAATGCTAACGTATACACGGTCAGGTCTCGGCGTTCCGAGAAGTCAGCCCCTATCGCGCACGGTCTACCCTCTAGCTTTATCTGTCCTAACGTCTCCTTATTCTTTCGTGCGATATCCCAAACCTTTAACGGTATCCATTCGTTATTTGTTCCAATCATCCATGTGTTAAGATTTTTTGTCCTAAACGATTTTTCTTTTAGCTTATTATTTTCAGCTTCTTGTTTTGCTTCTCGTAATTCTTGCATATTTATCCAACTTGCAGGATTAGCCTTTTCGTACAGTCGCACGTTTTTCCAGTCGTCTTCTTTATCCAATTCATACACTATAGCAAAATATCTATCGTCCTTTACTACTCCATCTAAAACTTTTTTACTATAGTCATATTCTGCAAGCCCAGGTGAATTAATATTCACCGTGTTTGCTGTTGTTATCATTACGAGCAAGCTATCTTCTCGTTTATGTAATGCTGTTTCCATAACGCCAAGCAACTCGTAATCTGGCATTGCAGCTACTTCGTCAGCAATTACGAATGACGGGTTAAATCCGTCAAATCCCTTAAACGATTTTGAAAGTGCTCTAAATACAGAGAACTTTTTTTCGTAAAATACGCTTTTGTCATAGCATCTAATTATCTCGGACAGCTCTTCATTTCGTGCAACAAAGTTTTTTACCCAATTCAAAGAAAGTGCTGCTTGCTGGTATGTAGTAGCGATAGAATATATTTGTGCTCCATTATCTTTTAATAATGCCGTAATCGACATTGCAGCAGCAAGTGGTGTTTTACCGTTTCCACGACCTAAGCTGATAAACGCCTTTTTGAACCTTCTCCTACCGTCTTTTCTGCGCTTCCAGCCAAAAAGCATTGCAATAATAAAAGCTTGCCAGTTATCAAGTTTTAACTTTTGCCCAGCGTATTTACCTTCATAAATCTCAAGGCTCTCGATAAAGTCAATAACCTTGTCAGCTTCTTTTGCTACAAACTCATATTCACTATTTCGTATAGCTATTTCGTCAACGTGCCTTTTTACTGCCTTGTAAGTAGCGTCACAAACAAGCACCCGGCGATCTATAACATCTTGTATATATTGCTCATACTTTGTTAGCTTCGGCGGTCTACCTACTGGTTTTTTCTTTTCTGGCAATATCGGCTTTGCTTTAGGTGGACGCCCTCGTTTTTTCTTTTCAGTCGTCATCATCTATCATCCTCGTAACCGCTGTTTTCTTTTTATCACCATGAGCAACCGCAAGCGCAGCCTTAAACCTATCTTCCGGTGTTACAAAATACTTACTTAACAACTGATAAAGTGTTTTTCTTAACCTGTCCATTTTATCTATTAGCAAAATACGCTCTGTCAATTCTTCGCTTGCATTGTATTCAGCCTTTAATTGTAGTAGCAGATCAAAAGTTTCTGCAGCTTGCATAAAGATTATGCGGTCAGTCTTTGCGAGAATATGGATTGAGTTAAGGGCTTCATATAATTGTGCGAATTCTTTTTGTGTGTCTGGTAAAAAGTCTTTTGATAGGTCTAGTGGGAATGCTCCATCACCTGAAATGTCGGATACAAGCTTCCCCGCTTGCTCTTCCTGCTTCTTAACATTCTTATTTGTCCCTGTAATATTCCGCACTTGTGCCGGAGGTTTTCTAGGTGCCATGATATATAGTGTATACTATTTTATCCAGTTGTCAAGTAGTAGTTTATTCCAAATTCGGGGATTTTATAAAAACGACAGGCTGGCTTTGGGTTTACTCGAAAGGTCATTTTTTTTATTCAATACCCCGGCTTATTCTAAAAATGCCCGCTTTGCTTATACCTTCACAATATTACGTTTTATACTTTACATTATTTTTTATATGTTTTATAATATGAAGAATATCAAGGAGGAATATATGAGAGTTGTTAATCTAACCCCCCATGCCATTAATGTAAGGCCAGATGGAGCATCAGCAAATTTAGTTATTCAGCCATCAGGTCAAGTCGCTCTTGTGACGTCAACCCAAGTGGTATTGGGCAATATAAGCATCATGGGCTTTAGTGTACCAATTATTGGCACTACCTACGGTGAGATTGAATGTCTTCCTGAACCAGCTCCTGATACGGTATATATCGTATCAGGTCTTGTGATGGCTGCTCTCAAGGGAAGTCGTCAGGATGTCATCCAGCCCGACACTAGCCCTAGCGGAGTGATTCGAAATTCCGAAGGGCAGATCGTCGCCGTCAAAGGATTTCAGCGACAGATATAATCGTTAAAATCCTTTATGATAAAGAGCTCCAGCAGTGGAGCTCTTATTTTTTTCCCTGACGCATTTGTGCTGCAGTTATTTTTTTATGGCATTCACGGCAAAGTACAACAAGATTGTTAATATCTAAAAACTCTTCGAGAGTCTGTGCTTTGTATATATGATGCACTTCTAATTCATTCGCGCTTCCGCATTGCATACAACACTGTTGTGCTGCTAACACTTGCGCACGCACATTTCGCCACGCTCTTGTATTGTACCATCCGTGCTGTTTATTGCGCTTTAAGTCTGCCCAAATTTGTTTCAGACGCTCTTTTTCTATTCTTTCTCTTGCGTCTTTTGCTATCCTATCTCGTTCTTTGCCAAGCTCTGTATGTATTTCGCAATAGTTACTATCTTCTGCAATTTCTCTATAACAACCAGGAAAGCGGCAATGTTTAAATTTCATTTTCTTCCCCA